TAACGATGTCCGCAACCAAGATATGTATTACTGGTACGCCATACCTCGCCGAGTGCTTGCTTATGTAAAATCTCTGACAGCAGACATTGATACTACCAAGATCGGATTCTGGGGTAATTCGTGGGGTGGGCAGATTGCATATAGTATGGCAATTGAGCCAGACATTAAAGCTGTTATTGCTCAATTTGGAAATGGGTGGATTCACTTCTGGAAAACATTTGGTGTGTATCCATACACGATTCCGTATGTAGAACCGACATTTGTTGAGGGGAACAATTATTACATTTCCACGCTTGAATCGCAAGCATACGCAAAAAATGCAACATCACCTGTGCTTTGGTTGAGTAGCACAAATGATTTTCACGGAAACTTTGATCGTGGATTCCGAAACTTTGAAATATCTCCCGTAACTGGAAGTTATGCTTTTCGAGTAAATTCTAATCACGATATTACTGGATTAACTCAAAACATTCAGCTTTGGTTTGACCATAAACTCAAAGGTACAATACCTACTTGGCCTAGCAATCCTAATACTGTTCCTAGTCTTGTTCCATCTGGTGCAAATGCTGGATACCCAATGGTAACTGTTTCTCCGTCCGACACAGCAAATATTTCAGCGATTCAAATTTACTATGCGCTTGAAACCGCAGATTGGCAAAACAGGACATGGATTGCTGCAACCACTACAAACAACGGCAATGGCACTTGGAGCGCAGTAACACCTTGCAACAATGTTAATGCATATGTTTTTGCTTACGCTCAGATCACATACACAAATACAATCGTAGTTTGCTCAAAACAAGCAGCGTTCATTCCCTCTTCTTTAGGAAATGCTGTACCCCTACCAGTGACTTACTGGTCTCCAACAAATGCAAGCGCAACAATGAATCTTTGGTTGGATGGAGCAGACACAGTTACACTAACTACCATAGGAAATCTTGTGACTCAATGGCGAGATAAATCAAGTTTAGCAAACCATGCTATTCCTAATAGTGGTGAAGAGCCAGCACTTGTTAATGTTGATGGAGTTCCTGCAATTCGATTCACTGGAAGCAAGAGACTATACTCAACCGATAGACTAACAGTAAGAGATTTCAGAAACATATTCATCGTATGCAAATACGAGCAAGGAACTGCATTCTATTCTGCATCAACTGGATTCTGTACATTATTCTCTGCTGCTATTAGTGGAGGAAATGCAAACGGAAATTGTTTCTTTTCAACTGGAGTTACACAATCGTGGACAGCTAACTCATATTTAAATGGCCCATTCTTTTTAAATGCAACACAAATATCTGCTGATCTCAATAGTCGAACTGTCCTTCCACAACTAAACACATCGCTTGGATTTATTTCATCGGATGCAACAAGCGCGGTATCGGTTGGTGGATACGGAATTGGAACATTGCGCGAAATTGCTTCTCCGTGGGATGGAGTGGTATGCGAAATTGTTTCTTATGGCTCAACTCTAACCTTGACTGACAGACAAAAAATGGAAGGGTATATCGCATGGAAATGGAATTTAGTTGCTTTACTTCCTGCAGGACACCCTTATAAAAACTCAAGACCAACCGTATGAACGACAACGCCACCAGCCACGGAGTATTAGGTACGATCATATCGACCACAGGATTTATAGTAAGTATGTTACCAGAAATAGAAGCGTCTATTAGAATAGCGGGAGGAATCATTAGTATTATTGCTGGTGTCCTAACGTGCATCTACATGACAAAACAAATAATCAAAAAATGAACGCAAAACAAATAGCAGTAGCAATGATAGTAACATCGTTTATCTTCTTGGGCATGGCATTCCTAACAGGATGTTCGGTGCTTGGTCAGCCAAACGTGTGTATCGAAACGCAATACGGCAAGTTCTGTTACGAACTACCAGAAATTAAAGGACTTAAAAAATGAAAAACCTACTAACTACATTACTCGAAAAACTGAGTGAGAACTCGACATGGCGCGGTCTGATCCTAATTGCTATTGCAGTTGGGGTTAAGATCGAACCAGAACTCCAAGAATCCATCATTGTCGCAGGACTAGGACTTGTTGGATTAATCAACGTAGTTCGTAAAGGCTAATGGTTCCAAACTCCAGACCGCAACAAGCGAAAGAAAAGACTTTGGCTATGGTCATTAAGTCTGGAATCGTTGATCGTGTTGCGTTAGTAGGTATCCGTGGGTATTACAGGGATACTATGGGAGTTAAAGGAAAGAATGACCGAGGTATCTACGACGATGCGATCATACTTTTATCACCAAGTGTCCATGCTACGTTTAATGCAAACACTGATCCAACGGTATATAAGAAAGGTATCGCGGTGCTCAAAACGGGCATTCATCGCTATCGTAAGGGGAATCATGGTATCTCTAAACCCGGAGGCGGCTACCCTGCGTTGCGACCTGCTAACCCAAAAGAGGAAGTGCCTGTTACAAGAGATGGTGAAGGTGATTCTATGGGGGTAGCAATCAACATTCATAAGGGTGGATACAATACGACTAGCTCGCTGGGATGCCAAACGATCTATCCCGCACAATGGGATGGGTTTATTAATCTAGTCTATTCAGAAATGAGTAGATACAACCAAAAGACAATCCCCTATTTATTAGTGGAAAATCTATCGTAAACGATAATGGGTGACTCTTGTTCTGATCCATGTAATGGTTCAACGGTACTCGCAGCCTCTTATGCACGGGCAGCAAGGCAGAGTGCTGAAGCTGCTCAACGGGCATATTGTGCATTACAGAATGCAAGGATAGGCGCGACTGGGCCTACGGGAGCAACGGGAGCCACTGGAGCCACTGGAATCACTGGAGCAACTGGAGCTGGATCGACTGGCTCCACAGGATTAACAGGAGCTACAGGTCTAACGGGATCAACTGGGATAATCGGAGCGACAGGAGCTACAGGAGCAGGCACTACAGGAGCGACTGGTGTGGTTGGCCCACAAGGAGCGACAGGTGCTACAGGCGTTGCTGGCGTAATTGGGACAACTGGAGCCACGGGGGCTACTGGCGTTGCTGGTGGAGTTGGATCGACGGGTTCTACTGGAGTAACAGGAATTAATGGAGCAACTGGAGCAACTGGTGTAGCAGGAGTAAATGGTGCGACTGGAGCAACGGGAGCCACTGGCTTGTTTGGAAGCACAGGCGCAACTGGTATTGGCGCGACAGGCGCGACAGGCGCAACTGGAGTTCAAGGTGCTACAGGCATAGCGGGTCAATCGGCTACATTCTATAACTACAAAGCAGATGCAAACCAAATAAGCGGAGTTCCATCAACAGGACATTTATTCTGGAATAACGCATCTCAAGTTGCATCAACCTCCATAACTCTGTCGCACATTGACGCACTTGGAAATGACATTGATGTATTCTTCGCTCTATTCAAAACTGGGGACACTTTTGTAATACAAGATCAAAATAATTCAAACAATTTCCAAACTTGGGTAATATCAGCAACACCAACAATTGTATTAAATAGTTACATTTCAATTCCATCAACATTAGTTACATCCGCTGGAACTGGAACAACTGGATTTGCTAACAATCATCAGTTGATTTTTGCAATCGTAAGCAGTGGTCTTGTTGGAGCGACTGGTAGCACAGGAGCAACTGGTGTTACTGGTGGATTGGGATCAACAGGAGCAACTGGCATCCAAGGTTCCACGGGAGCGACTGGCATCCAAGGCATTCAAGGAACTACAGGAAGCACAGGGGCCACTGGCGTTGGAACTCAAGGAGCGACTGGTAGCACAGGAGCTACAGGCGTAACGGGAGCAAGTGGAGCAACGGGAGTTACACCAGCAAATATTGTTCTATCGGATATAACTGGGCTAACTGGGGCAACTCAGTTGACTAATATTGTGCAAATTACACTAGCGGGATATTTGTTAATTGGGACTCCAAATGTGAACACGCTTTATGTAATCGTAGGATGAAATTAACCGATTCTAGTGCAGCTAATGTTGGATTAAGTGTTGTTAGATGTATCGCATCTTCAACAACACTATTCCGTCATTTTATGGTCTATGCCGCGACAACCATTTCGTCGGTTATTTCTGGAACAGTTGGTCTTATTAAAAACGGAACTGGCACACTCATAAGTACCGCAGTCAACACATATACGGGTGGAACTACAGTAAATTCTGGAACCCTACAAATAGGGAACGGCACAAATGCTACTGCGAGGGTTTTGGGAACCACAACCTTGAGCGGAGGCAATCTTGCTTACAATTACAATGCCAATAACTTTGCTGTAAATGGATCTATCACGCTTACTGCAACTGCTACTATAACAAAGTTAAATGGCTTGCGTCAGATAAATTTGCAAACAGGAACACTGAATGGTGGAAGTCAGACCTTGAATATTTTTGTGGATACCACAGCAGGTACAGCACCACTTTATTTTAATGGAACGGCAGGAACAAGTTTGGGGCAAGTCAACATCCTTAATGGTGGTGTTGGGCAGGATGGGACAGGTGGATTACCGCTGCGAAACGCTGCGATAAATGTTTCGAGCGGGGCGCAATTCCGAACCTACACTAGCCCAACGATCAATAATAACATTACGCTCAACGGTGGAGCTGGGCCAGATGGCAATGGAGCACTTTGGAATGAGTCGGTTGTTGCAGGGCACACTCCAATTTATACTGGGATAATTACTTTGGCTACTGGCACAAATTCAAGCGTAGGGAACACAACTTCTGCTTTTTCAATAACGGGTAAAATAACAGGAGCAGGTTCATTCACAAAAGTTGGAACTGGTATTCTTTCAACTTTTTCGACTCTTACTGTTGTAAATGACTATACTGGCTCAACCACTATCAGCGCAGGGACGCTGCGCGTATTAAAACCATTCGCAATAACAACGCCAACGGCTAGTTTTACGTCAACAACGCTATCCGTTTCTTTTTCTAGCACATTACCATCAGGCACAACAAATTTCCAATTCTTTCAAGGCTCTACAACAAATACTTACGCTTCGGTAACTTTAGTTAGTGTTCCTGCTGGAACAACGGCAGTGTATACGTCAGCAACATCAACACTTACTGTAATAGTACCATGATAATTACTCCTGACGAAAATGGTTGGTCGTATGATGACTCTACAGGCAACTGGAAATTAGTCTATTCTGACAAAGTAATTATATTTTACGAAGAAACCAACGTGTCAATTGCAACTCAAAGCACATTGTTTGTAGGAACAAAAGACGAATGCGAGGAAGAAATAATTAGAGTTGAATTAAATGGAATTCAAAATACTCATAACGATTTAAATAATACTTGACCAAAATAAAATTATCGTTGACGATAAAATAAAATGAGTAATTGCAATGAGACTATTATAGTTGCAGGATATGCAAGAGCCGCAAGGGATTTCGCCCAAGCCGCTGCTCAATCTGCGTGTATTGCTCAAGAATCTATTGGAGCAAGCGGAGCAACAGGGGCCACTGGTGTAGGAGCCACAGGCGCAACTGGTCTTACAGGGTCTACTGGCCCATCAGGAGGGCCAACAGGAGCTACGGGTGCTACTGGTGAAGGAGCCACTGGTGCTACTGGGTTATCTGGCATTAACGGAACCACTGGTGCTACTGGATTGCGCGGAGCTACGGGAGCTACGGGTCTTACAGGATTGCAAGGTTCTACGGGATTACAGGGTTCTACTGGGTTTGGTGCTACTGGACTAACTGGAGCTACTGGTCAACAAGGGCCGATTGGTTCAAATGGGGCAACTGGAATGGTCGGCCCTCGCGGAGCGACTGGTTTAACTGGTGGATTAGGTGCTACGGGCGTTACTGGGAACCAAGGCAGCACGGGAGCAACTGGAGCAACGGGAATTACTGGTGGGCAAGGAACAACTGGGGCTACTGGGGTAGGTGCAACAGGAGCTACGGGTGTAGTTGGGCCGCAAGGAGCAACTGGTCTAACTGGGTCTACTGGCCCATCCGCTGCATCAAGTACATTTTACGCAAATGAGATTCATGTTGGAAAAGACGGAAATGATACAACTGGTACTGGAACATTACTAAACCCAGTTTTAACCATTACCAAAGCACTAACATTGGTTGGTGCTGGCAGGAATACAATTATTGTTCATCCCGGTGGCTATAGCGAAAGTCCCACTGTTACATCAACAAATACAACGATTGCCACATCTGAACTAACAGGTGCAAATACAGAATTAACAGGAACTCTTACGCTATCTGCTGCTGCTCGCGTGTCTGGTTTCAAAATGGCTAATCTGACAATCACTGGGTCTGGCAATACATACATTTCCAACTGCACTGTAGATACCAGAGTTATTAAATCGGGATCAAACTATGTTGAGATTATCAACAGCGAATTGCAATGCACAGCAGGAGTTCAAATCACGGGGGCTGGAACAGTTTCAATTGTAGGAAACAAATGCTGGGCAGTAGCAGTATCCAATGCAAGTGCAAATGTTTTAATAAAAGACTGTTTCCAAGTAATTACACCAAGTGTCACTGCTGGAAGT